TTATTCTTTCTTCTAATAAGCCTGTTGTTCCTGTATTAAAATCAGCTGTTTGCGTTTTCCAATACGCTATATCAATTTGCTTTGGTTCGTTTAAATCATCTGTAAAATATAATGTTTCGTCTAATATGTTTATTCCTGTGACTAAATTTGAACTATTAAAATTTAATACAAAACCAAAATCAACTATAACAGGATTTACAGCTCCTGTCGCTTGATCATATTCAGCTATTATATCTTTAACGGCTGACGCTATTAACCAGTATATTTTATTATTTTCTGTATCTGCTACACTACCAATACACGTTGCCGACGCTACATTGATAGAATCGATTAAAGTATTACCTAAAATGTTTTTTAACGCTCCTACGTCACTATTACTTGAGTAATCAACGTCTACGTTTAATGCATCTCTATATTCACCATTAGGAACTAATCTTTCGTCAAGGTCTTTATTCATTTTGCCCTTGAGGAAAGCGTTTTTAATTTCAGGCATATTCTAGTGTTTTATCTGTTTGGATTTACCTCTTAAAGCTTGTGAGAGTTCACTAAGTTTAATATTTGATAATCTTAATTTTGCTTTTCTAACTGAAGCAAACTTATCTTTTTTGTATCTCATTACTAGATACTCAGGTGTGTTTATTTTAGTTTCTAAAATATAATATGCTATACATTTATACATTGCTTCTTCAGCTAATTTATGTATTTTCATCTCAGCATCAGTGGCTAAGCCATCTGTTATATATTTTAAAGTTACAGTTTTATCTGTTAAGTTACCAGAAAAATGTATTCTTGATTTTATAGGATCAATATAAAAAGACCCGTTTGAATTCATATTTTCAGGGCTAGATCCATATCTTTTACCATCAAGAGTTTCTGTTAAATAAAAATCATTAACAGCATCAGACCCTGTGTTTTGGCCCTTAAACTTTTTCCATGTTTCAGACTCGTTAGCTTTTAACAAGTTACCATTTGAATCAAATGCGAAGTTATATTGATCATCTTGTATAATAGCTTCTGGATTACTTGTTTGTGATGCTGGAATTAAAACGTGTTCAGCGCCATTTACATCAACCCAACTTACTTTTACATAATTAACGTAATCTTGTGGTAGCGCCATTACTAATGTAGGCGGTATATCTATTTCTCTAGATTTTTCGGATTTTAATGTATCGTAACTAAGCTCTTGTAATGCTCTTTGTGCATAGAAAGCTACATTAGTTCTTTTTATCTTAGCTATAATTTTATCTTCGCCTACATAAGACAACATAAAGTTATTTATAATATCTTTTAGCGTTATAAATTGATAGCCTCCGAAATCTCCTCCTTCGTGATATTGTTGTTGTGATTGATTAAGTAGCCCCATTTATTATGATTTTTCTTGTTGAGTGTTCTTTACGTCTTCACCGCTAGCAATACCGTATAAAGAATTATCTTTAAGTATTATACCGGCTAGACCTAATATTTTAATTATAAGCTCAGTTTCTTCAGAAGGGTGTAATTCAAAGTTAATTGAGTTACCAGCATCGTAAGTTCCTGTTACAGAATTATAGGCCCAAGATACAACCGCAGGCTGTTTTATGTAATTACAAGTAACACCTGATGTTTTTTGTTCTACATTACCGCTTGCGTCTTTACCGTAAATTTTAACTCCGTTTTCATCTTTAATGAAAATAGGAAAATCGTTTGTTGGTTGATTTAAAGGTGTGGATTTTATATATATCCAATCTTTTTGTTTAACTTGTGATGCTTCAGCGTTATTAAATATAACACTGCCTAACCTATATAGATCGTTAGGTAAAGTTATTCCGCCAGTTATGGCTTGGGAAGTTTTTTCAAATAAACTTATTTTTTCATCTAATATGTCTACCATATCAGAATATTCTGTACTGTTGCCAGGAAGTCTACCGAATTGATTTACATCATAAAAATATTGCTCAAATATGTCTAATTGAGCTTGATTTGCAAGATAATTAAATTCCTGAGGTGTTATATAACCTCGTTGTTCTTTGTTAGTCACAGCTAACACTGCTTGGTATACAGTATTTATGTTTACACTCATTTTATTTTTATTATAGGTTAAAGGCCCACAATAGTAGGCCCTTACCTACAATCGCTTACTTTAATTTCTTTTCAATAGTTTGATATACCTCAATACCTTCGTCGGTTTTAAAGTATGCTGCTAAAGCTGAATATGGATTTTCATCAAAAGGAACTGTTATAAGTTTTCTATCGTTCGATGCCCATTTAAATGTTCTTTGATCACTTGAAAGTTTAACAATACCCATTTCAACTGATTTTATACCAACATTTCTTATACTTATGTTTTCATCTTTAACTAACTCTAAGAATAGCTCTGGATTTCTCCTAGCAAATAACAATAAATCTCTTTTAAGCTCCTTAGAAGTCATCGTAGACACTTTATTACCTAATTCTGTTCTAAGTATTGCTTCTGTTTGATCAATATCAATTTGTTGCGCTAAATTTAAAGCTTCAATCTCTGTTTCAAGATAACTAATGTCATCTTCTGCAATTTGTACTGGGTTATGTTCTATGAACTTTTTCCCATTATCAGGATGAAAATTAGAAAGAAACTTTTGTAAAGTTACTTTTTCTTTTGGCACAAAAAGTCTTCCGTCTCTAAATATAATGTGACTTAATCTTTCTGGTCCTTTCATTTCATCTAAAAATACTGTTTTTTGATTCTCACAGTATTTAATCTCTCTTTCGTACCCTAGTTTTTCATCAAACCAAAGTAATCCTCTGCTTTTTAATATAAATACAATAGGTGTTTTTTGAGATGTTAATTCATAAACCCTATCTTTTATTTCCCATTTAGGAACTTTAGAAGTTGGAACTTCTTTTACTTGCGGTTCTGCTACCGCTATCTTTTTTTCTTTTGCCATGATATAATATAATAAAAATTAATAGAGTAATGATTACCCCCGTCAGAACAACGAGGGTAAAAATTACGTTAAGTATTAAGAGTTAAATAACACAAAATTATTCGTTGCTTGTGCTACTAAACATCTTTCTGATAAGTAGTGAACTTCCATTTTGTCATCACCAGTAGTCTGCGCACCGCCTACTGAACCAGTAATCCAAGATTTCATTCTTCTGTCATCAGTCTCAGAAGCTCTATATCTTACGTGTAAGAAAGGTCTTCTAACATTTTTACCTAATTGTTGGTCATACACTGAAGATGTACCAGCTGGAACTAAAAGTCCGCTTATACCACCTACTAAACCTCTTGTTGATTTATCGTTAAGATATTTCCAGTCAGTTTTGTAGAAGTCATAAGAACCTCTTCTAAATCCAGAGAAACCTAAATTAAGCGCCATATCTTGAGAGTTTTCAAAAACTCCAAATGATAAACCACCTGAAATATTCGGGTTTAATCCTGCTAGCATATCATCGAAGTAAAGATTTGCATCTCTATCTAAGAATAACATGTTTTCTTCAATTGATCCTTGTTTGTCTAATTCTTTTAATAATAAGTCAAACTCTGGTAACTTGTCAGCAGCTGGTGTAGTTGAGTCAAATTGATTACTCGCTACGATACCTCTTGAAGAGATTGCAGAAAATAACCCTTCAGAACCATCTGGTACTGCAGCGTCTCCACCATCTTTTTTCTCAGCTTCAATCATTACCATTTCTAAGTAATCTTCATATCTTACTCTTGTATCACCTTCAGCTTTTAAATACCATAGGAATCCATTTTGTCCAGACTCTCCAGATACTTCTACCCATCCGATCTGAGCTGTGTCAGAACCATTAACTTCGTAGTGATCTTTAATAATAAGTGGCTTATTAGTAAAAGACTTGAAAGTTGGCTCAACAGCGTCAGTCATACTTGCAGATCCTTTTCCGTATTCAGAACCGTATACGAAAAATTTAATTGCTTGGTTATCATTAGAACCGATAGATCCTATATCTTCTACATTCGCACCACCGTAAGGCTTGATAGTTAAAGCAGATGTTGATGCTTCGATACCAGCTGTTACGTATGCTTTGAATACGTCAGATCCAATAGAAGCTACTACAGTTGCTCCTTTTCTTACAGCGTGAGCCTCTGCAGTTCCAGAGTCAATTCCTGTGATAGTGTCAATAATTCCTGTTGCAGGGTTTATTGAACCATTATAAGATAAATGTAATCTACCTTGTTCAGACCAAATAACTTGATCAGAAGCCATAGGCATTTCTGCACTTACCATTCTTAAGAAAGAAGATATAGTTCTATTTCCATATCTTTCTACTTCTTGTTCGTACAATTCAGGTAAATATTGTTGTGACCAATTTGCTCCACCTGAACCGTGGAAATTTAAATAATTAGATGCAAGTGTTTGTTTTTGTGCACTTGGGCTAATTATACTGCCAGCTGCTGGGCCAGCAAATGAAACGTTTGTTGCCATTTTTTAGTAATTTTTAAGTTTTAATTTAAGGTTTTTTGAATCTAAACCGCCAACTACTCTCGCTTTTATTCCACTAGGTTCAATATTTTTATGTCCCGACCTCGGATCCATATTAATATTCTTAGCAGACTTAACTGATTCTTTAATAGCATCAGTCTTGCCTTGTTCATAAAAATGATTCGCAATTGCGTCAGCATTCATTGCTGTAAATAAAGATTTATGATAACCACTTGCATCGCTCATTTCATTATTTTTGTTTAAGAACTTCTTAGTAAAATTTGAAATATCACTTTGGGATTTTTTAATCTCATTCACATTCTTAACATTAAATCTGTACTTCTTGTCACCAACCTTATATTCAAAACCTTTGAATTGATTGTTAAAAAGATTGTCAGTCTTATTGTTAAATACAGCTCTTTGGTGCTGTGTTATTTTTTGCGACTCTTCAGACTCTTCATTATATCTGTTAAAAAAGTCTATCGCTTTTTGCTGGTCTTGTGTTAACCTAGATCCAGCTTTAATTTCTTTATAATAATTAGCTTTTTGTCCTTCAAGATGATTTTTGGCCGCTGCCACTTCTTCTTTAAACGCTAATTTTCTTCTTCTAATATCTTTAGGCTCATCAATTTCTTCATCAAATGAAAATTTGTCTTCAATTAAAAAACTTATTTCATCAGATGTTAAATGTGGCTTTGCCTGTTCGTAGTATTCTCTTAATAAAGACATGTCTTCATAACCTGCATAATCTTTATTTAGTTTAACGTAATCCTCTAAAGAACCACCTGTTTCGTTCATAAACTTAACCAGCTCTTGAATATTATCTGGATAATCTGTTTTTTCCTCTTTTATTGTTTCCTCTTTTTTTACTTCAGGTTCAATAATTTCATCTTCTTGTTTTTCAGCCTCAGGTTCTTCTATTACTTCTTCTAATACTGTTTCTTCAACCTCTTCAGTTTCTTGCTCTGGTTCTTCAGTGCTTTCTTCTAATACTGGTTCTTCTTTTACCTCTTCTTCTGCTGGTTCTTCTACAACCGCTTCTGGTTCTGGTTCAACTTCTGTTGTTGGTGGTTTTGATAAATCCACCTTGTAAACGCCGTCTTCAATTTTGACACCTGCGTTTTCTTGTACTTTTTGTTCTTTTTCAGCTATAGATAACTCTTCAGTCTCTACGGCTTTAGCTTTCATTTCTTTTGCCATGATAAAATATTATATGATTATACATTATATATTACTTAGGTTCAAACGCACCTAAGCCGAAATCACCGCTTAATATATCGTTTCCACTGGATTCGAATTTTTTAGGAGGTGTTTTACTGTTTCGCTGCTCTATGAGCTCGCTTTGTTGACTAGCTTGTATTTTTGTTCGATCGTCTTTTCTGTCTTCTTTAGCATTCATTTCAGCATCTTTAGCTTGCGCTGTCATTTGCTGCATTTGCATATTCATTTGAAATTCTAATTGCATAAGTTGTTTTTTCATTTCAACCTCACCTTGCATTCTTTGCATTTCAAATTGTGATTTAGCTTGTGCTAATTGTATTTGACTTTGTGTTAAAGCTTGTTGTTTTTGCACTTCCGCTTGAGCAGCAACTTGTTGAGCCTGCGCGTTTGCTTGGGCTTGAGCTTGTATATTTTGTTGTTGTGCTTTTTGATCTCTTTCAAGCTTTTTCTTTCTTCTTAATTTAAGTACTTGATTTGCTAATTTAGTATTTTTAATTTCTCTAATATCAATAGCATCTTCAAGTTCTATATTATTTTGTGCAATAGCAACTTGTATATTGTTTTCAAGTAATTGCTTTTCCTCTTCATCCGGCGCTAATTCTAAGTATATACCAAAATCATACAAATGTAATTCTGACATTTCTTCCAATGTAGCGACGTTGTGAGCACCTATGCTTTGTATAAACGCGTTTCTTGTTGGTGAA